GGAAAGATCATCAAGAAAATCATCTTGAGTCTTAGAAGCAATAGTCAAACTAAATTGATTGCCATAGTTACTAATGTAATCCACTGCACCTTGAGTATATTGAATGCTATCACCATCTGAATACTGAGATCCAAATAGTAATGACGTTTCAATATCCCACTTATGTTCAATCAGCTTTTCCTTCCACACACGTGCCCACTCATTTGGTTCAAACTTCAATACTGTGGCTCTGGCCGTATTGGTCATTGCCATTGAAGTCTTCCAAATTTGAGTAAGTCCATGATTAGATGAAAAAGGTTGATCTACCCAAGTTTCGGGGAAACCAGTTCCTTCTCCAAATGCAGAACCTATCACATACGATCTGTTTGCCTCTAATTCACCAGCAATACTTCTATCTGATACTTGTTCATCATCACTAGTTGCTGTTCCAACACCACCAGCAGATGGGGTATCATTATAGAATGATGAAAACTCTAAAGCACCACTATCGTATTTAACGAGAGTGCCTTCTAGAGCCACACATTCTTTTGATCCACCACCAGCAGTCTTAGAAAGACCATCAGTAACAGTTTCTATTCTGAGAATTTGATACCCTGAAGTACCAGTATCTGTTGCACTGGCTTTACCAGGAATCTTAACTAATTGACCAGGCAAGAAAAATGCTGGTCTGGTGCCAGAAGCACCAACATCATAGTTATTGCTATTCTCATTATAGACATTCTGAAGATTACCTTGTGATGCATAGTCAGTAGACATGTACACTTTCATTCTATCACCAACTGCAGATACAGCAGAACCTGAATCTGACTGTTGCATCAATGAATCGTCAAATACATCAGCACCACCATCTACATGACCTATGACATAGGCATATCGCTTGTGAAAGGAAGGTCTTTTCTCAGAAAACTTAAACTGAGGATCGTCTGTTGCTTTTTTCGACACTTTACTTACAAACCTAAAGAACGGATCTTGAGGAATTGCCAGTTCAGATACTCGGCTACCAAAGTTATACTTTCTTCGTATATCTCCAGTAGCTAAACCAGTACTTGTACCTGGGCCACGTCCATCAAAGTCCGCTACAGTTAGATCAGTGTTCGGTGTTATGACCGATAAAAAATCAGACATATCGAACTCCTTATTTTAAGTTCAGATAGATCCTAGGTCACTTATGACCTTATATAACTTAACCTACCCGAACAGATTATCTAAATCGCCATCCAGACCTAAGATCCCATCAAACAAAGTGTCATCTGGATTCTTCTCTTCGGTCTGGCTGTTAGCTCCGCTAGCGGTAGTCGGTATATTCCTGACATTTTTCATCTGGGTAAGCATATCATTCTTTGTAGATTGGACAACATTTGCATTAGCCTGATCTCGATTCAATAGATAGTCGATATCATCAAGTGTAAGTACATGATTTTGTGCAGCTTCTTTAAATGTTGCAAACTGCTCATCACTCATGCCTTTCTTTTTGATAAAATCTCTTTCCATTGTCTGTTGTCGAGCATCCCGCTGTACTTTAACAGCATTAGCTTTCTCAGCCTGATATATTTGTCCTACTCTATGCTGAACGACTTTATCTACTTGAGCATTCAGAACTTTTGCTGAATCAGAATCGGGGTCTGTCATTGCTTCATTAGCATCAAACATAAAATCCTCATCTAATCCCAAATGTTCTTGTACACTCTTTGGAGTATTACCTCCATTCACCAGATAGTCACGAACATGTTCAACCAATCCGCTATCGTTTTTCATTGCTTCAAGAACAGGCACAAAAGGTTCAACCTCTTTATACCTCTCTCTCAGCTTGACGGCTTCACGGCTACTATCTTGGTAGCGTTTCTTGTAAGGATTACCGTCATCATCCCAACCCACGTTGTCGGAGCCAACAGTTTGCTGTTGAGTTACCTGTTCGGTGTCAACTGTCTGTTGGGTTGCCTCAGTGTTACTATCGGCAATTATGCCATTTACATCTTCTTCTAAGGCTTCAAAAAAGCCCTCAGAGGAGCCAAAAACCTCATTTTCAACTTCATTAGCTGAAGAAATTTCGGGGTTACCTGCTGTTTCTGTCATTTTTATTCCCTTTGCTTCTTTTAATGTTACCGCTTTTTATTATCACTTTGCAAATCTTTTTTTGCAAATTGTAATTCTCTTGATAAATCTTTCTTTGTAGCATCTGCTTCATTGACCATTACATTCTGTAAAAGCTTCTGTTTTGCTTCTGTAGAACGGTAAGTATCTTTCAGATCACCCTTTACTTCTTCTTTCTTTTTGGTGATCTCCATTTCAGCCTGCATGACTTTACCCTTAATTCCAGCTTGTACTAATTGTCTTTCAAGAGTTTCAATAGTACCTTCTTTATCTTTAAGAGATTCCTGCAAGCCTTGTAATTGTCCCTGAAGTTGTGAATAGAGACTCTTACGTTTAGCTATTTGCTCTTTGTTCCTAACATCAGTCTCAGCAAGAACTGCAATATCATCTATGACTCCAAACTGTAAAAGTTCCTTCAATTCAGCAAGATATGCCCATCTATTTACTGGAAGTGTAGATCCAGCTACTATCCTGACATCAAACTTAGCAGCCGAATAGTCCATTGATTTCCCAATTGCTTCTCCCATATCATTATAGATTGGAATGTTAATTTCCTGCTCTCTTTCTTCCTGAATAGCTGATGGCTGTATGATCCTAAATCTCTTATTAGCTGAATATACAGATTGTGATATCTGCATAATAACCTTTCCCAACTGCCTTAAAGCTGGCTCTATGGAATGCTTCATCCATTGCTTAATTCTTCTAGTTCCATACTCATCCAATGCAAGCATTCCTCTGAAAGTTTCATGCTGTTGCTGAGTATCGCCCTGCATTGACGAATAAATTCCAGCAAGATATTCCATATCTGCCTTTCCTTGCTGAACAATAGAAAAGAATGCATTTGATAATGGAGCTGGCATAATCGGAGTTGGACGTTCAGATCCTGGTCTTGTAGGCAGTAATGCTCCTGGTGAAGAAGAATATTGTTCCCACAATTCTGGATCTATTGATCCTTCCTCATACAGCCATCTTAACGACGAACCTAAAGATGCATTGTGTACCATTATCTGGTGAGACTTATTTATTTCTTTCTGTTTTCCTACAAGAGGAGCCACAGCAGATACTGGATATGGAGTTCCAGTCCACTTATAATGAAAAGGAATCAATGGATAATCAACTATATTCTCTGGATAAACAATTTCACTTAACAGTTTATCTCCTGCACATATCGTTTGTCTGATCCTTGTTCCGTAAAATTGCACACTATCGACAACAGACTTCTGAAAAGTCTTATCCTTCAGCAATATATTATATTCTTTCTCTGATATAACTTTATTCTCAATTTTGGAAGCTTCAGCCTGCAGTCTGCTCATATATTCCTGTTCTGCTGCTTGTAATTGCTGCTGCATCATGTCCTGAGCTTTTTTCATCTCAAGTTCATATCTTTCAGGAATCATCTTACCTGCTTGAACAGCTTCCTGCATCTGTTTGTCCTGCTCCATAAGACCAACCTGCATTTCAGCGGCCATTTCCTTCATCTTTACCTGAACCTGCTGCTGAATAGCTTGTAACTGTTTTTTATCAGGAGGAATTCTATAAAATACATTTATATAGGAAATTTTAACCTTTTCATAAAGTTCAAACAATTCTAATGTTTGTTCCTGTTCTCCAGAAGAATTTATTCCCATATCCTCTGCAGTAGAGTCTGCACTTAAAAAGAGTTTTTGTTCACTATCTGCAATAGCTCTCTCTGAATAAGAATGATCTTTATCTGTTGATGAAGCTTTATTTATCTTTCGCTTATATTGAGGAAAAAGTTTTATAACATGACTTTTTGGAAGAACTTTTCTGACAAGAACATAAGATGCATCCCTGAACATCATATCCCTGGATTTTGGATCTACATATATATCAAAAGGCTCTGGCTGCTGGAGTATAACTTCTCCCATTCCATTGTCTCTATCTGTATCAACAGTAACTAGAATATAACCTATAGATTTACAGATAGCATCATTGATTGCATTTGAATAGAGTGCAGAACCATCTGAAAGATTCCAGATATAATCAGAAAGGTCTGAAAATACGGCTGCTACATCAGAGTCACTGCCTTCTACCCCAATAGCCTGCCATCTGGGATTATTTGCAGTAGCATAGAAATTCAACATTTCAACTACAGGAAGTATCCTGTTAATCGTAAATGTAGGCATACCTTGATCCTGAAGAGAAGTCTTCTCATTATGAGACAACTGTTCATCATGGGCAAATTCATATCCTTTCTGGTTAACATACTCCCACTGGCTTCTTGTCCAGTTATTAGAAAGGTTGTATAATTCTCTTATTTGGTCTACTTTTTTCTTCTTAGCCATTACTTCTTTCTCTTTTTGGAGACATTATACTTTCTTTTAGTATCTCCTGTTTTTAATTTACTTACATCCTTTACGGATAAATCCTTAGTTGTAATTATATCTGCCATTATGCTACCACCCAATCTTTTGCTCTAGGTTTCTTTTTATACCAATTACCCTCTTTATCCTGACCTGCAGCCATGGGGGGATTAGCAAACTTGACTGCATAGGCAAGAGCGTCTATTGTGTCATCATGTGCCATTCTTGGTCCAAATGTTGTTATCTCCCTATGCAGATCATATTGAGTCTTCTTAATATGTATTTGTCCTATTGAAAATCTTTGAGCTAATATTTCTTGTATCCTGTCTCTTTTGCTCATCCTGTTTCCTGGCTTTTCTGCTTTGTATCCAATAGAGAAGTCATTTCTCCTTCTCATTTCAGAATTCAATGTCTGAAATATAGGTTTACTCATTGTTGTATCTTCAACTGTAAAAAGACTCGGACGATAGCTTTTTGCATACTGGAACATATAATCCACTATTCCCAGTTTATGTTCTCCTGGAATTCCCAATACTGGTATAGACTGCTTACGTATATAGTCAATAACATAAATATTGTTATCTGGAGTAACTGCTACAGCAATAATGACTGAAAAGTCTGAATCCCGTCTTGCAGAGTCTGTTGCAGGATCAACACCAACAAACACATTACATGGCTGGTATCCTTCATTATTTGCATCTATGAATGAAAGTCCAGTCTCTTCATCTATATAGAACTTGCCATCCCAGTACTTGATATGATCCCTTGTAAATATTGCATCTTCAGCACTCTGTACTTCCATCATATATTCCTGATAGAACTTCTGCGGAGTGCCAGAATCCTGATAGAATTTCTTTTTTCTCTCCATTTCCTTCATTCCAAACCAATCTGGCCACAAAGGAGTACCATCTTCCTGCAATGCCTTGTATGTTATCACTTTCCAACTAAATTGCTCTCCTTTCTTCAATGCTTGCTGGTATCCGACAAGAATCTTTTGAATGAACGCATCATAATGTACTGGAGTTCCATTTATTCTTAATCTTCCTGTTTTTGGTTCCAAAGCAGGGAATACAACTGCTGTAACAAGATTCGAGATTTTCGAACGACTTTCAGGTGTAATAGTATTATTCTCATCTTCAAAATCATCCAGTACAATGAGATCGTACCTTTTGTGGAGTTTCGCCCCACCTCTTATACCAGAAAGATTAGATTTTGAGATAAGTTTACAGCCATTGGTAAGTTCAATATCATCTTCAGTCCATTTCTTTCCTTTCATGTCTCCAAAATAGTATCTCACCTTATCATTGTATTCAATATGATACTTAACATAATCAAGGTTAGGGACAGAAATCTTTGAGCTTGCCGCCACCCAGCCATAAAACAGTGGCTCTTGAGTAAAGAGAAAATCATGAATAATACTGCACTTAGTAAGAACAGTTTTCCCATGT